CACTGCATCGTCAACTGCAATTGCTGATTTGGAACTCATAATTGTAATGTTTTTAGAAAGTTCTTGCAGACCAAAAGTAAAAGGTGGCCCAATAAATTTCATGGCATGAACTGTTTTATTAGTAAAACAAAGAATTTGCTGTTTTGTCTCAACAGCTTGAACAAACTCTGAGCCACCACCTAATCTTAAATCACCTGCCGTGTTTGTTGCTGTAGGAAACCAATCGACAGGATTTTCTTGTGTAGAAAAACGAATTAACAAAGGATCTTGAGTGCCGTTACCTTGTGTAGCAGAACTATTTGCACCTATACCATCACAACCAAATGCGATTACATGACGATCTTGGTCAGAAACTAAAACCTGTTTAGCTATGGTAGGCACACTTTTTTCTCCAGAATAAGTAGAAGTTGCACTTAATTCTACAGCTCTTGCAGACAAACCACTTGATTTATCCCAGTAAAAAAGACCACCGTCTCTAGGGTTTATAATTAAATCTTCACCAAAATTATCATGCGACCATGTTCTTATTTGAGCACCAGACACAGTAATTGCTGCTGCATTACCCCATCCAACAAAATCATTAGCTGAGTCTGCGTTTCCTACGGCTAATCTTACAAGTGTATTATCGGCATGAGTTGCGGCAGTTGTACCACTGACTCCTCTTGTTGATGGACCACCACCAGTTCCTAATGTATTAGACGATAATGTACCCACAGTAATTAATTCTTCTTCTATTAAAATAGTGTCAGTGGCAACAATACCAGTTGAACTATCAACATCTATAGCGGTCTCACTATCATCCAATGCTTCATTAAGTTGTGTTGCTAATGCTCCACTTGTTGTTCCACTCCATTGTCCTGCACCCCAACCAGTTCCTCCAACAGTAGCATTTAGACCAGTATTAATTTGATAAGCACCAACCACACTTGAACCACCATTTCCTGTGTCAGAACCATTAGCCGCACTTGATACTGTAATTGTGTATTGATTAGAACTTATTAAACTTACTATTTGATGTTCTGCATTTAACACAGAAGCTGTAACTGTGCCTCCTAAACTATCTGCACCAGAAAAAGTTACAAAATCATTTTCATTAGCACCATGTGCTGCATCTGTAACGGTCACAGTCGTAGAGCCATTAGTTGCAGAAAAAGTTACATCACCAGAACCTGTTGTTACTCGTAATGGTGTTACATCGTTAAATGTTGTACCCTCTTCTATGTAATACTTTAAATGTGTGCCTACTCCTAAAAAATCTGAGCCATCTAAAGCTACCCAATTGTGTAATCTTCTAGCACTACCTTGATAAGTATTAGAACTGTATTTTACCCAACCACCTATTTTTTCTGGAAAACCACTACGAAATCTTATCTTGTTTCCATCTACATAACCACCTTCGTTACTATAAGAAGTTACATCTGAATTAATACCTGGTTTAAATTTTAAAGCTGAAAAAGGCATTATGATACATCTCCCGTTCTTGTTCCGTTAGCCGTAAATGTTGTGTTTGAATTACCTACAAGATATTTACCCGCAGAACCACCAGTACCTACTGCAAAAGCACCACTGCCGCTACCATTAGACCCAGCAGACCCTATACCTCCACCATTACCTCCACTATTACCACTAGCATGAGAACCACCAGAACCACCAGATGAGGCATTACCACTTGAACCAGATTGACCTTCAGATCCATTACCAGAACCACCAGAACCACCTACAGTTCCAGCACCACCTCCTCCACCAGATGCTCCAACAGTATCGGCAACAGCACCTGCACCACCGCCTCCTCCGCCACCAAGAAGACTGCCACTTGTGTTATCAATAATGGTTGTCATTGTTGTTGTTAATGCTGTGCCTCCGTCACCACCATTTCTATCTAATTTACCATCAGCGTTAGTACCAGTACCATTACCACTTGCCAATGTTCCACCACGACCACCCGCACCTTGTATTGTACCATTGTTTGTTATATTTAAAATAGAACCCGTTGTTGCAAAACCTATCGTACCTGTTTGAAAAGCAGGAGTAGTGTGTGAAGTAGAACCCACCACAACATCAGCGTCAATTGTAACATTAATAGTTACTCTATCAGTTCCATTATAATTAGTATTGCTAGATAAATAAGATTCTAAATTAAAATCGTTTGTGCTAGAGCTTATAGTAATATTAAATACTAAAGTTCCACCTGCTCCAAAACCATGCACATTGTAACCAAATCCTGTCATTACGCATCATTCTTTGCATCTGTAGTAAAAAATAATTTAATCCCTAAAAGTCGAGCATCACCACTTTGATTATCTGCCGACACATCTCTCATAACTTGAAAGAAAACTAATTCATCTGTTGAAGGAGACCCCGCTATTGTAACATTACCACTTTCATCTGATACGTTTAAATCATTAGATGTTCCACTATGAGCTTTCGCTGTAGCAACCACATTAGTTCCAAAAGCCGTGTTGCATGAACCATCGTCAGCTATTGCGACACCAGACAAACCCCAAGCAACTGTGCCAGTATTTGTACCAGTAACTGTAAAAAATGCTTGAAATGTTACAGTACCCTCGTTCCATGATTTAGGAAAAGCCACAGAAAACTGTGCGTTTTCATCAGAACTTGCATCAAAATCTAATACTTTTATTTCTGGCCCATTAGAAAGTTCTACTTGTGATAAAGCTGAACAGCCACTTGTAGTATTAGGATACATGGCTGTAGCTGGAACCCAAATTGTTTCTTTACCTGCAACTTTAACGGCAGAACCATCAGCTTGAACAACACCAGTTCCATTAGGTGCTATGTTGATATTACCATTAGATCCATCAGCTATGGTGAGAGTGCCAGAGTTTGTACCAGAATTTGTGCTTAAAATTAAATCACCTGTGCCTTGTGTCGTGATTGTAGCATTAGCATTGTTATCTCCAACCATAACAGTATCTGCACCTAAGTTTATATCACCTGTGCCATTTGGAATAATATCTATGTTTGCATTTGAAGTGGATACAATATCATTACCATTTATATCTAAGTCTCCACCTAATTGTGGTGATGTATCATTTTTTATTTCAACGGCTTGTTTTGCAACGGCTGCTCCAGAACCCGCACCATCAGCATAAACCCACGCTATCTCACCATTCAAAACTGTAGCGTTAGCACCAGACCCTTGACTTAAAATAACAGAATAAGGGCCAGAGCTACCAGAGTCTGTTGTAGAATTTACTACTAGATAAACTTTATCCTGGTCATTTGGTGTTATAGTTACTGTGTTGTTTGCACCTAACGCACCCGTAAAAACCAATACTTTGTAACCACCATCGGTTAAAGTGCCATCTGTTGTTGTTAAAGTATGGGTTGTTCCAGAAAGGGATATAGAACCTACACCATTAACAGCTCTATCTAAAATGTCCAAATTATTATTTGTGGTTGTTCCCCAAGTTCCCGCTTGTTCTCCAGAACCTATCTTTTCTACGCCTAAATTTGCTGTATATGTACTTGCCATGCTTTCTTCCTTATATAATCCTAGTGCTTATATCTGTCCATGTTTCATCGCCACTAGGTGTTATTGCCGTCCATGTTTCATCGCCAGAGGGAGATACAGATGTCCATGTTTCATCTCCTGTAGGTATTATACTCCTCCAATGCTCTCTCTTCAATAGTCTTAAATCACCAAATGCCGCCTCTGAAAATGAAAAATGACCTCCAAACATTATGCTAGGTCTCCAAAAAATGTAAACATACCATGGTCTGCTTCATAAAGGTCTCCATTGTAATATATATGTGATAAAGGATTTGCACTTGATGTTTTACTTCCATATGCGTATGTTCCTAAAGTCAAACCATAATCTTGTCCATCGGAGTTGTCTCTATATCCTGCGTGATTTGCTTGTTGATAAAAGGCATTTGCAAAGTTGTTTGTCATTGTCACTGTGTACCTACCTGTAGCGACATCTGTTATACTAGATATATTAATATTATCACTTCCAGAATGAAGAGCAGGTGTGCTTAAATCACCATCAATATTACCTCTTGCTTTACATAACCCTTGCTGAAGATTAGTTGTATTACCTGTTGAACCACTTGATGTAACCCCTGCTTCACCATGTATAGCAGTAGAGCCACTTGTAACTAATCTTGCTAAATCAGATGCTTTACTCATGCTGGGTCTCCACTAATTACTGCTTCACAATGGGTGATGTTTGACTCTGTAGCAGAACCACTGCTTGTAGCTAATAACCTTACTTCTACTGCATCTGATGCTTTACTTGGACTTTGCACCATCATTCTGTCATTTAATCCATCAACAGTCATTCCTGTTCCTGAGGCATATAAAGCATTGTTAAAGTTTGCTGTAAAATGTATGCCAAAGTCTCCACTTCCGTCATCATCCACAGAACTGCAATTAAAACTATCGTCAAGTGCTGCGTCTACACCTAATGTAAACCATGTTCTCGTTGCACCACCATATATTATACTCGTAGCAATACTATTATTACTACTTGCATCTGTTATTGTGTCTACTCTTAATATACTTGCCATTACGCTAAATCCCCATGTATTGCAACTGAGTGGTCTGTGTCATCATCAGACAGACTACCACTAGAGGCTTGAAACATAAAAGTTTCAAATTGACTTGCAGAAGCATCTCTAATGCCTGTGCCACGATTATAAGAATCATCATGGTTACTTATATTACCCACTGCCGCAGTGGCAGAAGTAAAAGGATTAGTAACAACTAAAGTATTTTTTCCTGTAGAACCATCCGTTACTGAACTTACATTAAGAGCGGCATCAGAATCAGAAGCACCTGCTAAAGTTAAATGTGCTGTTACTTTAGCTAAACCTTTTTGAAGTATTTGAGTTTCACTATTCTCAAGTGTAATTGTTATTTCACCTGCTGTGGTTATACCTGTAAATTTATCTACTTTAAGTTCACTAGCCATTATGCTAAATCTCCTAAAACTAACGCATCAAGTAATCCTAAATCCACTTGTGAATTACTTGCATTTTCAGAATCCCATCTAAAATCTGCTGTTGTTCTGTCCACAATAGCCCAACCATAATCATGTGCTGCACTTACATCTGTTGTTCCATTATTTAATGAACATTGACTTGTGTAATTAGCATTACTCATAGAATTAGTAAAAACTATATCATAAGAGCCTGTTCCATTATCAGTAATACTTGCAACATTAAAACTGTCTCTTGCAGCAGGAGTTCCTGTACCATCAAAATTTATCCATACTTTAACTAACCCTTGTTGTAGATTAGTCGTAGCACTACCTTCACCTTGAATAGTAATAGATGTCTCTGCTGTTTGTCCTTTTATAGTATCTACGTTTAATTGACTTGTCATACAATGCTCCAATAACCATTAACAGTAACTGTTGCTGATTGTGTTATAGGACCTGCCGAAACCCCGTTTTCATCACTATCTATTGTTATGTCTGCACTTATTGTCTGACCATTTAATCTTATAATACTATTGTTTCCTTTGAAAGGGTATCTTGTGTCTGATTCTGTTTTTGTATATGAGTTAGCTACAGAGAACGTATCGTAGACTATCATCTCAACAATATCATTTAAAGTTGCACCTGTTGCCAACACAACAGATGTTCCTGTTGTTGCTGTATAATCAGTTCCTGCTTTAAGTAATACACCATTCTGGTAAACATCCATATACAAACTATCTGGATAACTTAACGTAAGTGAATTAGCATCACTACCAGTAAATGAAGTTTGACTTGCAGTTGCTTGATATACAAATCTACTTCTTACTCCAAATTGTTCTGACCTTCCTATGTACGGCATTATGCTAAATCTCCTACATTTGCTAACATACCGGGAGCTTGGTCTGAGTAACCACCACTCTCACTAGAATTTGAACCAAATTTGGTTCTATAATCTCTAGCTGATGCTGATAAAGCCGTTCCATTACTTACAGCATCACTGCTGTTTAATTGTGTGTCTATACACAATCCATTTTGTCCTCTAGCAGTGGTATATTGGTTTTCTGCCATCCCAACACTACAATAAACTGTATTATTAAAGTTATTAGTAAAAGATGTTGTAAAATCACCCGTAGAATTATCGGTTATAGATGATTGATTAAAAGATTCTTTTACGGTGTTTGCATCTTGGTTATACATAGTAAAATGTTTAGTCAGCCCTTGTATAACACTTGTAGTTGCTGAGCCACCATCAGCGGTAGCAACTAAACTTGTGCCTAAACTTCCTAAACCAGAACCAATAACTTGTGTTAATGACATTCACTACCCCTATGCGTAAGGACTTGTCCCTAATGTACTTGTGTCCCAAGCTGCTTTTAATTTAGCAATCGTATCTGCGTCTGATATTGCTTTTGCAGCAGGTGCGTCTCTCAATGCAGTTTTAGCATTTTTAGCTGCTGTTTGAGCAGAACTATCTCCTGCTTCTAATGCTTTCATAAAGGCAACATCTTGTGCTTCAAGTAAAGGTGTTCTTACTTCTCTTATTTTATCTTTAAAAATTACTTTAGCTGCTGTTACATCTT